AACAGTGAGAACTTTGACGTTGAGGTAGCTCCTGTCATTGATGCGCTAATGAATCCTGATGAAAACCTTACAGACGAAAAGATCAAGAAACTAGAGAAAAAGGAAGAGACCGGAGACATACGACCGGAAAACATTATTCCCGATGTTCCTCATCAAGGAACAACGTACGGTGCAGAAGGAGAGATTGCGAAGGATATGCTGCACAGAGAAATCTACGAACTGTTGACTACCTATCCAGACGCAAACGTCCTTGGTTTGCAACGTTATGGAACATCGGGGTCTCCCGGATCCATGTATAAGGCTGCGCTTACTGAAGCTAAGAAGCTGGCCGCTGAAAACCCTTCCATTTCTATAGTGAAAATTGCTGAGTTTCCAATAACTCGGCGGGAAGGAAGAGAAACTGTGCAAAGGATGCAAGAAATTTGGCTACTTATTGTGGGGGACGTAAGAGAAAATATTATTTTGGACGGCGGTGTTGAAGGAATGATGAAAGGGGGATTGGTTAAGAAAGCAACGAATCAAGTATTGAATTATGGAGACTACGGAAGACGATATATCTAGGGAAAAAGCGGCTTTATATTGGTATAACCAAGGTTATAGAGAGGAGGCTTTGCACCAAAAAATAGAAGAGACGATGGAACAAGGACGCCTCGTTGACGAGGGCCATATTACTTGTGCAGGCGGGGTTTGCGACTAGCTATAATAGGCATGTAGTTTTTAGGGTTCGACAAGCCTTTGTTGAACCTGGGTATCAACCAACCTATTATTCTTATTTTTCTTATTAAGTCTTTCATTCTCTTTCCAATAAAATCGGGGGAGTTATTTCCCCCGATCTACACCTGGGCCGTTCCTCAACGCGCAAACATCTCTTCTCGACCCATATGTTCTTTAAAGTCCCATTGTTTATGTCTGCAATTTTATCGACGTACGCTGACACCACACACATAAACTACCGAACTGGGACCAAATCCGTCTTAACAAGGCGTCAGCTACTCAAAAACTCTGAGTGTTTCTTGGGATCATCGACCACGACCACCCATTCTAAGGTGCCGTTGTCGTCCCACTGCATTAAAACTGCCCCTAGACACGCTGTCATGTCTAGCTCATTAAAAATTTTATAGGCCGTGAGCGCGGTTAATTGATCCGAGTAGAAGTGCATCACGGATTTGCTCTTGCCATTGGGCATTTCGCCTTTGTATATTTCAGTTAGGTTAAAATCGTCTGTGAACAACGTACAAGTGTGCGATAAGAAATCGGCGTCTTCTTTGTTGTAATAGACAAGTGTTATTGGATCGCTATTGCTCATATTTCCTTTCCTTTCCTTTTTCTTTAAGTAAATCAAGTAGGGGCTTGAGTTTATCCCAGGTTGTTTTCTGTGGGTTTTTGCCATGAAGGGTAAAATCCTTCAGGGTTCTGTAATCAACACTAATTAAAACCCCAATTGTTTTCCAAACATCTATTTCGTTGACTTTTCCTGTCTGTTTTTTACAAAGATGTGCGTGAAAATCTTTAAGCAACTCTCTATAAGCATGGTAGATGTCGCTTTTTTCAAAGTAGCCGTTGTCGTAAAGAAACTTAAATCTTTCTTCTAAAGAGTTTCCTTTGATAATAAATCTAGTTTGTCCGTTTTGTTCGTACATCTCAATACCCCTGGGTCACATGGGAATAAGCGTCTGGACAGTCTTCAACATCTTTTCCACAAGTGCATTTGTCTTTTTCTGTTGGTAACGGTCTCAAGACACCGCTGTCGTCGAAAAAAACCGTGTCGGGATGCGACGTTTTTAAAAGTTTGTGTAGCGTTTTTGTTATTTCTTCAGGCGACATTGTTTTGTTTGCCTTGAGTATCCAGTCTATTAAGTTAAATTCTTTTGCCATTTTTTCTCCCTGATCTTATGCCTGGTTCTTTTTTATATGTTTATCTCGGTTGCCCAAAGAACCAGGCTAACGGACTAAGATCGGATCCGAAATTAAAGGAGGCCAACCGAGTAAGTGAATTATACCCCAAAGTAACATAAAGTAAACAATATTTTGTATATTTTTTTGAGCACGAAGGAAAAGGGTGTTTTGTCGTTCGTGAGATTGACCAAGGTCCAAGGACCAGGGACTTTTGTCCTGTTTCTAAGGGTGACTTGCTTGTTTCTATAATTGACTTGCTTGTTTCTCCAGCAGGAGGGCGGGTTTCTCCAGGGGAAACGTTGATTTCTCCACCGCACCTCAAAAAAACGTAGAAGTTCACTAAAAGTTAGGTGAAAACACAGGTACGAAGGCTCTGAAACCCTTTAAAATCAAGGGGTCTTGTTTTCCTATATAGACAACCACCACCTAACCTGAACTTCTACTTTTGTGATTTTACAAAAGACTAATACGAAAAAAAGTTGGAAAAGTGAGGTGCGGAGGTGCGTTTTCCTTGAAAACCTTTGTTTATAGGGGTTTTCACCTAACCTGACAGAGGTGCGGTGGAGGTGCGGTGGGTTAGGTGAAAAAATACTTACTAAATCTTACTTAAAACTATATAATTTAATTATGCCAAAAGGACAATCAGGAAATATATCAGGTCGTAACGACAAACACTTGACGCCAAAACAGATTCGTTTTGCTAAAGAGTTTGTTTATAACGATGGATCAAAAACACAAACCGAGTGTGCTGTAGCTGCTGGGTACGGCAAGTCGAGTGCTCATGTTCGGGCATCAGAGCTGTTAAACCCACAAAAATATCCGCTTGTTGTTCGATATATAAGAGAGCTCCAGTCGGAAGTGGACAAGAAGTACGAAGTTACTTTCGGAAGACACGTTAAAAAACTAGCTGATATAAGAGACCAGGCCATAGACAAAGGAAACTTAACCGCTGCTGTTTCAGCTGAGGTTCAAAGAGGTCGAGCTGCGGGTCTTTATGTAGAAAGAAAAGAAGTTCGCACAGGTAGTTTGGAGTCTTTAAGTGAGATAGAGATTAAAAAACGAATACAAAAACTACTTGGAGACTATAAGCCCTTGTTGGAAGCAGAAGAGGCGCAGTTTACCGAATAGTTTTTTTGTGTAGCTCGTCAACGTATTCTTTGAACTCTGGTGTCATTCCTACAGCTTCTTTAGGTTTAACCGCATTATCATATTCTTCCCAGGTCAAAGTTAGTCCCATGGTGTCTTCTAGTTTATTAGCTATTCTTGGGTGACTATCTACTGGGCAGTCTATACAAAGCCGATAGCTTTTCTTTGCTCCTTTTAGACCGATTCTAAGAAAAGGAAGTAAATCATGTAGTTGATTTTGGTTTATAGCATCAATTAGATTGTTTGCCTGGTCAACCTCTAAGTAGGTTCTGTACCTAATCATCGAGTTTTTTCCATTTTTCGTATAGCCAGCTCGGAACGTTTTTTGGCGTTTGATAATTTACTGGTCCCTAGTTTTACTCCATGTCCTTTGTTATCGACTATGCGATACTCTTTAGACCGGTTGTCTTGCACCAGTCTGTAGGTTCCTCTTACTTTAAAATCTTTTTCTTTTCCTTCAGTCATTTTCTTTCTCCAAGTTTAAAGTTAGTCTTGTTAGGTACCATTGGGCCTTTTTTAAGTCCTCTAGTCCATGTTTTTGTTCATATCTCCACAGATATTTTAATATATTTCCTTTCAAATAATCTCTAAATCCTTGAGGAGACATACTTGCCTCTATTGCGTCAATGCACTCAATTCCTCCCTGGTTGTAGTGTGGGGGGTGGTTTACTAAATCAGGCTCTTTGTCTGGCATAGCGTGGCTTTTTCCAAAAGTGTCGTAAATCTCAGCCATGTTTTTTCTTGTAAACCGCTTTCAGCCACCCTGGGTATGTTCGATAATATTCAAACATGTTTATAAAGGGGGTGATGCCTTCTCTTTGTCTTTCGGCTGTGTTTTCTTCAAACATGCCTTTAACAAACATGTGAAAGCCCGGATCTTTTTCGAGCTCCTTGTCAAGATCTTCCCACTCTTTTTTTCTCCACAACTTAGTCATTTTTACTCCCCAGCAAAAGATCTCCTAGGTTGTATTTATTAACTAAAAGGCCCCTGTTAGCGAACTGCCCTGGATTAAACTTTGTTTTTTCGTAGTGAGCTGTTGGAAGGCTTGTAGAAACCTTTGCCCACTCACCACTTGATGCTTTGTATTTCTTTATATGAATGTTTGTCTCTGTGATTTTTACAACACAAGCCATTTGTGCACTTGCTTTTCCCCAAGGAACGTTGAGAAGATCGCCCAGCTTTAGTCTGTGTTTCTCGCCTTGGTGTACAATAAAGAAATTGTTTTCGTGTTTTTCAATCATGTCTGCTATTTCTTGTTTTTTAATATACTTTTTCTTTCCAACCAAAGCAAGAGAGCAGAATAAGTAGCAGCCATACCAATAAACTCTCCATGAGATATTGTTTCTGTTTCAGCAACCCGCATTTGTTTTAAGGAGTCAGCCAACCCCTCGGTCAGCTTTCTCCTTAGTTCTTCTGTTTCTATTGTTTCAGAAGGGCTTGGCATCTATCCACTCCTCTGGACACTCTTTTTTATAAATGTCCCTGGCTCTTTTTATAAGTGCAGCCTCCACATGAGGTTCTTTTTCTTCTGGCAACCACCACTCAACAATTTCACCTTCCGAGTTCTTTTTGAAGTGCACCTTACCGCGTCCGAACCCAAGGTGGACAGTTCCTACGCTGTCCTCCCCAAGTTCAACTTTGTTTTTTCCATTGTAGATACTCATCACATATCTCCATATAAGTCCATGTACATCTCTATAACATCGTTATCGTCTATGTTTTTAAAGTCTCTAAAAGAATTAGTGTAAACAAAATCAAAAAGCTCTTGATGTCTGTCGTGTATTACCATTTGAGAAATATAATCAATTTCGTTATTAACTAACTGATCTCGCATTTCTTCTATTGTTGGTTTACTCATAACCAGAAACCTCCTCAACAGGAATATCAAAAACAAGTATGTCAAACTCGTAATCATCTATATCAGTAACCCTGCATAAAGTAGCTTTTTTCTCACTCACCAGTTCTTTAATTTCTTCTTTAGAATATCCAGACTGTCCGCAGCTAACATAAGACCAATTATTATCTCCAAAGATGTTATAACATTGTTCATCTACTCTTTGCTCGGTAGTCATGTCTTCTAATTCAGATATTGGTACATCTAAAGCAGAGGTGTCTATTTCATGGTCTTTCCACTTACTCATTGGGCCACCTCCTTATACTCAATTTCAAATAAGTCACAATACTCATCTAAACTTACATGAGCATTTACTTTGTAATATTCTTCATCAGAATATCCACTAATATTACAACTCTGTTCTTGTAAAAAATCCTTTAATTCTTTTTTATTTCTGAAAGTCCAACCTGTCCAATAGCCACCTTGTAAATCAATTATTTCAATCATTGGGCCACCTCCTCTAACTCAACAATCTCTGGTTCAACCAACCTGTTGATCTTAAAGTCTTCACCAAGTCTTGTAGGCATGATGACCACAACACCGTTTTCAGACTGCCAAACATTAGACCCGGTTGGAGACCCAGAGACAAGTGCCATGGTTGGAAACCTCTTGTTTTCCTCTTTGAGCACAAAGTCTTTGAGCTTAGCCAGATATTTTGTGTTAAAGCTGACCGGCTCACTTAGATCAAAACCAGAACTAACAACACGCTGCCAATCTGGAAAAGTTCCTTCAAGTACAGGTAGTCTGGTGGCTACATTATCACCGTCTTCATCGGCTTGGACCAGATACAGCTGTTTTGGAAAAGGATCAATGGTTCCGTCAGCAGAGGCGTCCATATCAACCAAGTCCACTCTTTTAGAATCCGTTTTCTTTAATTGTGTGAAAACAGGATTAAGTTTTTTAGAGTTTTCTTGATAAACATTTAAGATGACGTCTTTGAAAGCTGCATGAGCAAACGCCTCTTTATCCTCATATACACAAAGATAGTGTCCATTGGTTGCTACGATGTACACTCCACCACCAGGTCTTTTTTCAATAAAAACCCCGTTTAAGTAGTAACGTACATCTCCCTTTGCGGCAAAAAGGCAGGCACGGGCCAACATTTCTCCGTTTAAGTTATCGATATTATTTGCCATATTAATACTCCCTTATTTAATTAATATTGCCCCTAATTATATAGTATTTGTCGTATATATTCAACTGTTCTGATATACTTTCCTTACTGTGGCGAAAAAAGAATCTTTATTTTGGAAAAAAGTTAAGTCGAATTTAAAAACATTCGAGCTAATCCGTATAGAATCGTGGACTAATCAAGGGATTCCTGATGTTTTAGGCGTGTCTCCGGACAATATCTATTTCACAGCTGAGCTCAAAGTAACCGAAAGTAATAAAGTTTCCTTCTCGCCACATCAAATTGCATACCATAAGCTAAGAGAAAAAGCCCCGGCATTTATCTTGGTCCAGGGGCTCTCGAAGAAGTACCCCAGAAAATATGGCTTGTATCTCTTTTCGGCTGACCAAATAGAGTCGTTGGTCGTCCTTGGACTCAAAACACCTGCTCTTTTGTCCTTTGACCAAGGTT